ATTGTATTGTTTCGAACATAAAATGGAAAATATGATTGATGTAAAAAGTAAAAGATGCATTCATGAAAATTGTATGACACGGCCAGTCTACAATCTACCAACCGAAACAAAAGGATTGTATTGTTTCGAACATAAAATGGAAAATATGATTGATATAAAAAATAAAAGATGTATCCACGAAAATTGTATGACACGTCCAAACTACAATCTACCAACCGAAACAAAAGCATTGTATTGTTTCGAACATAAAATGGAAAATATGATTGATGTAAAAAGTAAAAGATGTATCCACGAAAATTGTATGACACGTCCAAACTACAATCTACCAACCGAAACAAAAGCATTGTATTGTGGTTCTCATAAAACCCAAGGGATGATAAGTATGTCAAATAAAAATTGTCAGCATGCAAAATGCAAAGAACTTGCTATATTTGGATTTACCAACAAACGCTCACAATACTGTTTCATGCATAAACAGCCAAATATGATAAACTTAGTATTAGAAAACAAATGTAGCATATTAGATTGTGATAATGAATATTGCCATGTAATAGAAACAAATAAATACTGCAATACTCATATCCCATCAGAACAATACGGAATGATAGTAAAACGACTATGTAAATATTGCGATATTAAAGAGGAAGCAATATTTGTATGTAAAGATTGCAAAAAAATACAAAATAAAAAAGAATGGGCCATTGTCCGACATTTACGCAAATCAATTGATACTATATTTGAATATAATTCGAGCAAAATGCTACAAGGGTGTAGTAAAAAACGTCCAGATATATATTTTGATTTACCTACACATTGTGTTATAGTGGAAGTTGATGAACATCAGCATAATACATATGAAGATAGATGTGAATGTGCAAGAATAAATGAAATAGTGAATGGTATTGGAGGAAGATCGGTTATTATTATACGATATAATCCAGATATAATACGAAATAATGGAAAACAAATCACAATACATCAAGGTGTACGAGTTGATTTATTGGTTGAAACGATAAAGGCCGAATTGGTTAAGTCATATGATACGTTTGTGGTGAAAACAATACAAGTATGTTATAATGATAACTATGATGTATATCAACCAATCAAAGAAGAGAACATAACTGATTTAGTGTGTGTATAAAACTGGTGTAATGGGCTTTATTTATAAAATTGAAATAAAGAAAAATTGTATAACAATATAACACAACCATTTATATTTGAAATACCATACATATATTTAATTCACTGTCGTGCTTCTGTTAATGCTAAAGAGAATGTCTATAAAATAGGAAAATCAGTAGATTTTAATAAAAGACTTGACGGGTACGATAAAGGAAGTATACCTATATTTACGATTTATGTATGTGAGTGCGATGATTTTGAAAGACTCTTGATTACTATATTTCGTTCTAAGTTTATAATACGGGCTGATTGTGGGTTCTTTGGAAGATGTATCATCGAAACCCAAATATGCGGTTAGCCATGGAATACCGATTATGACGCCGGAACAGTTTAACCCTTTCCGGACCGCATTTTAAAGTTTATATGTAGGAAACTAACAATTTTGTCAGTTTTCCATCGTTTTGGTCCGGAAAGGGTTAAGGCAAAATATTTAGAAGACACCAAAAATTAGATAATAAAACATAGGGAGAACGCTCAAACTCGGAACGAGTATATGATATGGTCGACTATTATCAGGGGATGATTTATCATTGTAGTATAATAGAATATTTTCTATAGTAAATATATAAGAATGTCAGCATTTAGCAGAACCGCATATACAAATGCAAAAGATTTAATATCCAGTTTTAAAGATGAAGAAGAATCTAAAAATTTTATGGTTAAGTATATTGATAATAGCAAAAAAGCATACTGGACTAATAAAGAATACTTGACCACAATATCAATTACTCCAAAAGATATACAACAAACTGATGATAACCAGTGGATGATACCTATTAAGGATGATATAAGAGACCCTACAAATAATCAAATACTTTTACTGACCGATTCGAAAATAGAACTACAAATGAATGGAACCCTCTATGGTGCTGAACTTGCGATACCATATAGTAAGACTCTTTCAAAATCATATTTTAAACCTAAATCAGATAAAATATCTGGTGGAAAATATCGTCTCAATAAAAAAACAAAGCGTAGGCTATCCCGAAAGCAAAAAACAAAGCGTAAGTTATCAAAAAATAAAACAAGACGTAATATATAAAATGCAACTACGCGATTAGACATGGAATACCGATTTCCCACTCATTTTGTATAAAATTGAAATCTTTATACAAAATATCCCACATATATAACTACTCACACCATACAATAGAATGACACCCGGCATCCCCGTAAAAATCAAAATCCAAGACAATATCCGCATCACAATAAAAAAGAAATACCTAAATAATCCAGCACCATCCAACTCAATATCTATATTTCACAAGTTTGCGAACAACTTCGAACAATCCTCGACCGATATTGTATTTCTCCGAGAACTCTCCGTTATTCAATGGATTTTCGGAGACACATCATTCCTTCCCGAAATCGAAAAACAAAACGCAACACAAGATTGCAAAAAATACAAGGAATTGGAAGATATATGGGGTCAAACAATCCTAGCCAAAAAACGTCCCGATTTGCAAAAAAGCGGTAATTGGACGACAGTATTGGGTGAAGAAATCGGTAGAGAACTCTTTCTACTGAGCGGAAATACATATAACAAGCCCGCCAATATAAATGGGCTTCAGCCCGACGGAGAAACCGAAGAATATATCGTCGAAGTAAAGACACAAACCTATTTTACAAGTGGAACCGCCGGCGAAAAAATAATGGGAGTTCCGCATAAATATGCAGATGTGCCAGAGCTATACAAAAAACCGCTAAAAATACTATGTATTGCATGCGCCGAAAAGTTAGGTAGAGAAAAATACGGTGTATTACCCGGGCCGGCTTTATCAAACTCACAAGGAAAACAAAAAAACATTGCATTTTATAAATCCAATGGAATAGAATATATAGGAGCAACCGATATTATACGAGATATTATATGGAAAATATTATGAAAATACATAAACATAAACACAGACAACGACCCCCTCTCAATAATTTGTAATAATAACTTCGTTTGCTTTTGCTTCTGGATTTTTCGAATGAATGGACCGTTTACACACAATAGATTCAATCCGATAGGCAGGAGAACATAATTGATGACGCACGAGTGGAACGTCTGCATTGCTCATCATCCATTTCTTTTCCACAGACATTGTATTACACAATTCAAATAATTTCATGTGTTTTTCTAAGCCAAATCCGGCTTCCGTATATCCGACAAACGACGTTGCATTTTCGGGCGCATATGGCGGGTCCATATATACAAAATCACCATCCTTAACCTGGACCAAGGAATCTGTAAACTCGGCGCATTCAAAATGCACCCCTTGGATAAGCCGATGTATTTCATGTAAATGGGTATCATTGATTATTTCGGGATTTTTATAATTTCCATATGGAACGTTAAATCCATTCGGCCCGGTGCGGAACATTCCGCGAAAACACGTTTTATTGAGAAATATAAATAAAGCTGACCCGGAAATACCTATTCGGTCAGATACATCCAAGGAATTGTATTGCTTTCTGCACCAATAATAATAATTTTCTTTCGATTGCATCGCTTCTTCCAATGAAACAGTTGAACGGTTAACCGACGTCCCGGTGCATTGGGTATACTCACATATAAGTGTTTGTATTTTATGTAGCAATTCAGACGGATTGGATTGAATGTTTTTGTATACCCCAATCAATGCTGGATTTGCGTCGTATGCACAAATGGTTCCAGCGACGGATATGGCGCCCGTTTGAATTGTATATAAGAGGGCCAATAACACACTTCCTCCGCCAATAAATGGTTCGTGATAATTTTGTATTTCTCTTGGAAACCGATTTATAACGGTATGCAGAATTTGCGTTTTTCCACCAATCCATTTTAATATGGGTTTAGGAAAACTCGGGATTTTTGTTTTTTTTGACATTTATAAACGTAGATTATATTATTATGTTATATTTATATTATTATTGAATCAATTTTATGATAGGATTTTGGATACATTAGACACCCATAAATATATAAATAGGGTATAAACCGGTAGAATAGGAGAGTGCCTCGCATCTTTATCCTGCGATGATAAATTATCTCCAGATAATATTTGAAGACCGACACTGGTTCAGAAGTCCAGACTAGTTATTATGATTATTATTATCCCTTTCCGGACCAAAACGATGGGAAACTGACAAAATTGTTAGTTTCCTACATATAAACTTTAAAATTAGGGCATTAAGGGTTTTTCCAGGTTTTTCGGGGTTTTTCCAGGTTTTTCGGGGTTTCCAGGTTTTGCAGGTTTTGCGTGAAAGGGTTATTATGTAATGGATAGGTTGTAAGAAACTCACTCATAGGGATGGCACGTTCTTTGTTAAGGGGACGGTTATTAGGATTAGGATGTTCGGTAATAATAAACTCCTCGGGAATATTTTCTCCTTGAGATGCGCTAGGTATAACATTCCTAAAAATATTATCCTTAATTTCTTGCTGTGTTTTACGTGTATCCGCAAAATTTCTGTAGTCATTAGCTTTTTTTATATTTGCAATTACATTCTCTCCAATTTGTTTTACTCCTTCATAACTATTTGATGGGTCATATTTATAACCCATTCCCGTTGCTATACCAGCAGGTATTGCTACAATAGCTGCAGCTACTACAGAAAGTGCAAATATACCAATCCCTTCAATATTTTCTATAACGGACATACCAATGTCGGCTACCTGGTCGGATATCGTTATACCACGTGATTTGTCAACACTCCCATTGGCGATTAAACTCATACTGTAGTCAAACCCAAGAGTAGTTAAGTATAATACTGAGTCTGCAAATTGAGACATCGTTATCATACCACCACGCCAAGGCTTTTTACTAGTCGCCTTTTTACTAGATTGAACTATACCTGATGGATTGAGTAATTCAAGTTGTTCTATAATTGCAATAGGATTCACCTTCATAATAGGCAACTCTAATACATTTTTCAAATTCCATTTTTTTTGTATTTTTGTTTGATTATCTTTTATACCGGCTTTTACAATTTTAATATTAGATAAGATAGCCTCTTTGGTAATTGTATAACTCTTTTTAAATGCAGTATGCACACTTTCAAAACCATAATCATTAATTAGTTTTTTAAAAAGTGTATTCATAAGTTTTTCCTGTAATTTCACTGCTTCGTTAAAATCGTGTTGCGTTGAAACAGTTAGCATTATGGCATGAAGTGATTCTTTGTAGTCGGTTATTATTACTGACCTTTTGATTTTATCTATTTCTGTATTTATAATATATTCAAAGCATTGTATAATGTCGGTTGAGGTAAGTTGATTAACCATAGAGTGATATAAGACTGCATCATCATCATCATCATCATCATCATCCTCAGATTCTGCAGCTTCAGCTTCAGCTTTAGCTTTTGCATATTTAATATGATTTAGAATAATTTGTTTGGCATCTTCTATATTTGTCTTAAATAAGTTTCTCACATCAATATGAGGAAACTTACTAATTAACCATATATAAAGTTTTTTTATGTTTTTACAAATGAAATCCGTAATCACTTCCACATCCGTAATTTTTTGCGATATTGTATATACTAAACTATTATGAATTATCTCATAAATGTTATTACTGTAAATAGATATTATATTTTTATCTTCATCGGTTTGTAATAGTGACGCGTTTTGTAATTTTATTTTTTTTTCTAAGTTTTCTAATTCTATTTCTAAATCATTAATAATATTGTCGCTGCCAACTGGATTGTCGCTGCCAACTGGATTGACACTGACACCTTGAACGACACTGTCTCCACTGACACCTTGTTCGACACTGTCTCCACTGACAACTGGATTGACACTGTCTCCACTGACAACTGGATTGACACTGTCTCCACTGACAACTGGATTGACACTGTCTCCACTGACACCTTGATTGCCATTTACCCCTCCTCTTTTACGCGTTTTAATTACACGGATACGTTTATTTTTGCGCGTTTTCATCAATTTCCTAAATAAACCGCTTATCCTATTCTTTGTGTGTGTTTTTTTTCGAAAACGATATTTTCGCGATTTTTGCATATGTATTGTTATATAATATGTAGATTTTTATTATCCTGCGATGATAACCAGTCTTTGGTCGCAATATGTTTTATCGGTAATAAATATACTAATAGGAGAACGCCGAAGATCGGAACGAGCGGAGGAGTACGACTATTATTCGGAGATGATTATATTATCAAGGGACAATATATGAACATACCGTTGTATTACTCGTCCGCTCTAATGGGTGCCTTAATACTATTAGCGTCTCTTATTTCCTATAGTGCAGAATTGGCTGTGTTATATCAGATAACATATATTGGTATTATCACGTCTATTTTGAATCATATGAGCAATAGCGATATTGCAAAATATACAGATAGAATAACTATTGTTTTAGCAAGTTTTGTTTATATTTATTATACATTTTTCATAAAATCAAAACCGATACAAATCCTCGTATTTACCTTATTGGCTATATCTATATCATGCTTTTTTTTCAGTAAACTTGATATAGCGAGAACGCAGGAGGTCGGAACGACCGGAAGTGTTCGAGATTTATCCGGAGATGGTTTATCATCGAAGGATAAAGCATTATCCTTCGATAATACACGAACGACCGATATATATTTACCATATAGGGTGACGCCTAAGTCGCAACTGCTACATATGTCAGCCCATTTTTTAGCCGTATTTATTTTCATCATGATTGTATATGATTATAGTTTCCGAGATAAGAGTTAAGTATGTGTTATTCCGCATATATCTTTCTAGGATAATACATAAAAACATTTTGCATATAATATATAACTAGACCCGACCCTCAAATAATGCAATCAGTATCCCAGCTCATTCACCCCCATACAATCCCCGAAAACACCGCAACTACAAACACGAAACTCTTTTTACTGGACCCCCTGACCGTTATTATCAAACTCGCCATATTAAGCAATAAACCCATCGGTACGAAAATCTGTATCCAAAACAATGTTCTCTATTTCCAAGAACCGGGGCCATTCCAAGCCCTCTGCCGATACATCTATAACACAAATAAGACCGACCTGCAATACATGTATAATCCCATTCAGCTGGCATGCCAGCATTTCCTCACAAAAGAATACGTACAAAACCCCCCCCGGATGAAAATCCTGTTTAAATGCGCCCAGAAAGGTTTAGAAAAACTGATAGAAACATATAAGAATTGCACAATTATCCGACTCTGTCTACATTATTATTACACACTTATAGCAAATTACACGGACGATATTTACAACGACAATATTTTCCACAAAGACGGGATGACCCCACTATATAGCCAAGAAATCGTCGCACCATTACATGCGCAATGGACACAAGAGAAAATAAAAGTCATATTAAATCTGATAGAGTTCCTAAATGGAGATACTATGGCCGAAGAGAATGTCCGTTCTCTGGAGAACATCGTGAATAACATCGACAAATCCACGAAAAAAATACTGGATTGACGCGCCTACATATAAGAAGGGATTTCGTCAATATCCATTATAGCAACCGATGCCGCCGCCAATTTTCGGACATCTTTCGCGGCTAGCGCAAATTGGCTAAATAACGGAAATCCCAATTGGTCTTGTGGAGAATGATGATGCACGGTTCTCGCAATCATTTTATATAGCTTGAACTCGGGATATCGCTCTTCCCCGTTTTTCTTATATAGAATATTTTTCTTATTGTCGTCGCAACACCATCTATAGATGGTTTTTTGGAATGCATCCAGGTCGCATTCCTCCTCTTCGTCAATTAAAAAGTCATACATCGCGCAACCCAATCGACATAAATCGAAACTAGGATTGGGGTCTAATCGCGGTTTTTTATCCGTCATATATGGCTCGCAATTGTATTGTGTTGCGGCGTCGCCGCCCGGGGCGAAGCTATCGCTGCAGAAAATCTGCCCACCGAATCGGTAGATACTGCGGCCGAAATCGATGATTTTGAAAATGCGGCCATATGTGGGAACCCGATAGGTTTTTTTATTGTATTTATAATACAAAAACTCGGTGTCCGTGGGGACATACATGATATTGTTCGTATGCAGGTCATTATGGGTAAACGAGAACGCGTGCTGGTAAGCTATAAGAGTCATGACGATTTGCATCATAGCTGCTGCGCCCTCTTTTTTGGAAATCGCGCCGGTTTCCAATAAATGGTCGATGGTTCCCTCGCATTTTTCTAGACAAATCATCTGCACCGGGAAATTATTCATATAGGAATAAATGGGTTGTTCTTCATCTTCGGAACTACTCGCCGTTTCATCGTCATCTTTCTCTACATCCTCATCATCTTCCGACTCTTCTGGTTCGGAGGAAGAATCTTCGTCATCGCCATCGTCATCGCCATCGTCATCGCCATCGTCATCGCCATCCTCATCATCCGTGCTATAATTAATAGAGCTATTATTACTAGATTCCGATGAGGCGGTATTTGACCGGTTCGTAGACTTTTCATATACTATTTCATCCTCTTCGGTGGTGTTTGTATTCTCAGGAGGAATTGTCGCGGATTTTTCGATAATGTTCTCCGGTTTATCAAAATCTTCTATGTCTTTCATCCTCCGAAACTCATGCACTCGTTCCTCGTGCTGTTCTCCGGAGAAACTTCCAATTCCGGAGCTCGTCCCGATATCCTGAATTGCCAATAAATCGATAATCGATAAGGACGCATTTTTCAAAGAGTTTTGAATACGCAATTTCTGTTTATGCGCGCGAGAACCGTCGCCGTAATTTCCGTCATATGGTATTTCTTCGGATACTTTGAAGAGAGACCCCACGTTCTCGTTGAAGAATCGCGAAGTGCATAGATATTCGAGGTCGTCGGAGATATTCATTTTATATTTCTCTTGAATGCCTAAAAAAGACCCATAAAAGTCTATGCCGTTAACCAATCCGTGCCGGTGTAATAGTTGACTACTCAAATAACTGAAAAAACAATCTATATAGGATGCATTGTTTGGGTCGCCCAATTTCGGATGGGGGGCAACCGCCCCGGGTTCTCCCAAAAATGGAAGAACTTGTATGTCGGCTGAACCGGCGTCATATTTCCCAATCATGTATTTCACCGGGTCCAATAATGGCGAGAACTTGATAAAGACGGGTCGAGATAAACATTCGCCCGTTTCCGTGCACACAACCATGTTCAAATCATCTATAACATATGTATGTTTCAATGTAGTTCTCGATGCATTGGATTCATTTAATTCAAAAAATCGGGAATATATCGGGTTATAATGCTGTATATTGGTTATATGAAATGGATGGTATTCGTTTAAAATATCATGTTCCGTAATAGTATAACTATTGGAAAGTTTGGCTAAATCGACTAAATCCATTTTGCGATACTGAGGTTGCATTTTCGTATTCTGTATATTTAGTAATAAATATTAAATACATAATATTTAAACGATTGGTTCCCCATTTCATAATTACCCTAAATAAGTTCTCCAGCGATGTCCAACAACATCCAATGCCGAGTTAACGTTGTTATTGCTAGTTTAAAATAAATATGTATATTATTATACATATTTAGGAGAACATGACACTCGAATTAAAAAAGTTTGATATGAAATCTATTACATTCAAGCCTGATGAAAACAAAGGTCCCGTTATTGTTATGATTGGAAGGAGAGATACTGGTAAATCGTATTTGGTGCAAGACCTACTATATCATCATCAGGATATACCTATAGGAACAGTTATTTCGGGAACAGAAGCCGGTAATGGATTTTATGCAGCGCATGTTCCTAAACTATTCATTCACGAAGAGTATAATACGGTATTAATAGAGAACATTTTGAAAAGACAGAGAACGGTGCTAAAACAGATGAACAAGGAAATAGAAACTTATCGCCGAAGCACAATAGACCCCCGCACATTTGTTATATTGGATGATTGTCTATATGACCAAAGTTGGACTCGCGATAAAATGATGCGATTATTGTTCATGAACGGCCGTCATTGGAAAGTCATGCTCATCATAACCATGCAATATCCTTTAGGTATACCGCCCAACCTTCGCACCAACATAGATTATGTATTTATATTGAGAGAACCTTATATGACAAATCGTAGGAGAATCTGGGAGAACTATGCGTCCATGTTTCCTACATTCGAATCATTCAATTCCGTTATGGACCAAACCACGGAAAATTACGAATGTTTAGTCATAAATAATAATTCTAAATCCAATAAATTGCAAGACCAAATATTTTGGTATAAAGCCGAAAAACGTCCAGATTTTAAATTGGGGTCCAAAGAGTTCTGGGAAATATCGAAGAGTTTAGCCGACGATGATGAAGAAGAAGCATACGACCCGAGTAAAGCAAAAAAGAAAAGCGCCGGGCCCGCAATCAATGTCAAAAAAACCAAATGGTAGATTATTTAGCGTTTGGAAATAGCCATTTATCTACCGTTGTTCTCACGCAAAGGACACGATGTATTATTATACCTAGAATTAAAAACACAATAAGTGTATATAGAAAGGGTGTTCGTAATATACGTGATAATATGAATGCAACTATTACCGCAACTAATATATCTAAATAGGCTATGTTATAAATCCGATATGAATGTATACCGGTTCCCAGATAACCGAATAGATTTTTATATGGACATTTACTCATAGTGTATATATTTCTATTTTATATATTTTTACTATAATGCCAATTCATCATCAGGTTGTGATTTATCCCCACCAGATAATGAGTTTTGCAACAATTCATTGCGTATATTGGTAGTAGCCGTATCAGCAACCTCTCTACTCTCAAAATCTACTGTCTCTTTGACACCAATCAAATTACCGGCTTCGTCTAATGTCTGGGTAAGGACATTACCACTCTTTTCGGCAAGTTTAATATTCTCTTCTATGGCCTTTCGTTTCGTTTCCTTAATACGTTGTTCGAACTCCTGTTTGGCCTTTTCTTCGTTCTTTAGCTTTTCCTGGTGCAATTGATTTAACTCTTCTTCCATGAACTCGATTCTGCCGGTTTTATAGGCATCGGGGTCCCATGGGACCCATATACCAACTGGTCCCACATAAATATCATGATTTGGGTCAAGTTCTCTCAATTTTTTGCATCGGATTTCTGCTTCTTCTTGAGTTGCATACACTCCGCGGACTTTCAGTCCACGCGTGGATGTTTGAAATGCATGTTCTTTCTGGAATTGCTGGGTAAGTGCATCCTCCTGTTTATCCAAAAATGTTTTAAAGTCGTCTTCTACTGAAACAGATTTTATTTTGATTTCCTCTTCTTTAGCAAAATCGTTAAAGTCGGAAACTAAATCGTCGATTTTCAAATTGTATTTGTATGCCATGAAATGTAAAAAGTCAAAGAACTTGGAAAGTGATTTAGTAAAATCCCATTGTTGCACAAATTGATTAAATAGATATAGTTCTCGCTTTTGTAATATTTTTTCGGGAGAAACGAATGATAGACATGCGAACTTTTGCCCGGCGATTGGTTGGTCCTCATCGCATAAGTCAACATATTTAGGATTTACTTTTCCATTGGGTAATTTCTTTCTTTCAAATGTGGAAGGTTTGGACATTATATAATATTTAGCAAAACTGTATTTAAGTATTTTCGTTATTTATATATTTGTATTAATACCCATCTCCTAATATTTTTTTGTTTTTGTTATATATAAGAATCCAATGGGCTTCGATTTTTCTGAACTTATTAAGCGTATTGTTAAGTATTTAGTTATGGGTCTTGTCATTGCCGTTGTCAGTATTGTTATCCCGAAGAAGACACTTAATGTGGAAGAAATTGTCATCCTTGCGTTGACCGCCGCAGCCACTTTCAGTATTTTGGACGTGTTCCTTCCATCCATTTCCGAATCGGCTCGTAATGGTCTAGGTTTAGGCGTTGGTTTGGGTATGTCTCCCATATTCGTTTAAATAGACCACTTTGTGGCAATTACTGGGGGTTTCGTAGGATGAAAGCAATCATTACCTGATTCCGTTCGTTCCGAGCCCCTATGTTCTCCTATTCTCCATATAAGGTTAATTTTGGAAAGAGTTTATGAACTAGCTGTGTTATAAATACTATAAGATATCTTGATATCTTATAATATAAACATGTTTAGCGAAAACGCCGGCGTTTGTTCCAAACGTAGGGGTTCGACTATCTATAGTTGTTCTAGGTTTATCAGTAGATGGGATGATTTCGAAGGATAAATAATAATACATAACATATAATGAAATACGTTAGCGTATACGTTAGATTCGTTATTTTATAAAAATAATTATACCATATATAAAACAAATCATTATGTCAAAACCAACACAACCCGAATTAGAAAAGGTAATTAGTGCTGCTGCTACGATTGTTTCGTCTATAGAGAAGTCTAATACCACAACGTCAAGCACATCGCACCCCGAATTAGAA